GCTCAAGGCACATGGTTCAGGAACCAGGGTTCAAGGTCACAAGGATCAAGGATCAAGCCACAAGGTTCAAGGCTCAGGCCCTCTTTTGCTAGGCTCAAGGCTCTAGCTCCAGAATATATGGACATGCCTCTCCCTCCGAGGGGGGTAGCCATGATAAACGAACAGCCACCGTTCGTATTATGGCTCATATGCCACGATATTTGACCACTGGATAGCCCTATTTGCTTACCCTTTGTAACCTTAAGCTCAATCCAAAACTGTCCTCTACGCTTATCTGTGAGCTTATAAACGGCAAGGATATCAGGCAGTCCTAGAGGAGTAACAGCCTCAATTCTTGTCAAGGTTATTTTTGTAAACTTATCCTTGATCCTTTTCCAAAAGCGACTCTCTGGTTTTGTCGTCATCTATCTCTTCAAAGCTCCCTTCAACAGACAATCTCTTGTCCATGTCACTCAATAGTTTATCAACTTCTTCTCGATTCAATTGGTCAATACTACCGTGCATAATCTCTTTGCGATCAATATATAAACCTGCAACTTGACCCCTAGACTTCTCAGCCGTAACGGCAGCATTCCAATTACCCTTCTCCTCAGCACCTACGCTCAATTGATGTAATCGTTTTAAATGTTTATGTAGATTGACCTCATATTTCTTTTCCTCTTGATTACGAAGTTCTCTTATATATTCCATACAACCTGGATGACGCCTAAGTTCTGAAGCTTCTTGCTTTGCTCTATTCTCCGAGTACCCAGCCTCAATTGCACATTGCGAAGCTGTTTTTGTGTCACCTTCTTGAACAAATAATAAGCAAAACTTGATCTGTTTTGGTGTTAATTTGTCTCTGATTTCTTCTATATTCATTATTGTTTTATATAATACATGTGGGATATTTACTCAAGCGCTACATCGTTCTACATTTGTTCACGGTAAAATCAAGGTAAAAAAGAGGTGTTTTTAGAGGTGTTTTTAACAGCAGAAAAAAAGTTTTTTGGCAGAAAACTAGGAAAACACCGCTACACCACTTTTTCAAAAGTAGCGATCACGTAGCGGTTCAAAACAGTTTAAATTATTAATATATATATATTATTTACACACCGCTACACCGCTACACCGCTACACCTACTTTTACTAATGTTAATTATAAATTTAGTATAAAAAAAACTATACTGTTTCATTGCATAATAAATTTAAAGCTGTATAGATAGTGTCTTATTCACTCCCTCCCCTATACTGCTTATCCCAGTGTAGGGGTTTTTTATTTGACATTGATATCTACATGGGATAATTAGTATATAATTTAACCAAAAAGGAGAGAATATATGGCTAAATCAAATGAAGAAATGTTTACTGAATTAGTTGCAATAATGGATGACATTGAAAGCACTCAATGTTTATATCGTTACTTCGATAAAGACTTTGTTAATAAGTTCTATGATGTAAAGGATGATATAAAATTCTTAATCGATGATGACTATTGGAATGACGCTGATGAACCTAAAACTTTGGAGGCAGCATGAAAATAGATGTAAGAAGTGATGAATCTTTATACATAGAAATCAATGGGTGGACTTACTACATTGATGATTCAACTGACGAACAAATAATAAAAAAATGGAGGGATGATGAGTAAGACAGGAGCGTGGGCCTTGGACCATCAAGAAAGAGAAGCAGAACAATGGAACATATCTACCTTAACTAAGACAATTGTCGTTAAAATAAAAGGTCAATGGCAACTACTTCAGGTAGAAGAGGGAAGAGTATTTACAGGCGAAGATCATAATATAAAAGCTATTAAATACTTTGATAGAAAGGTAAAAGAAAATAATGTTAGCTAACATTTTACTAGGACTAATACTCTTAGTCCTAGTTTTTATAGCACTAATGATTTTTATAGCAGGAGAGAGATACTTTGGATCTAAAAAATGATAAGTACTTTGGCACTTTAAGACCAGAACATGACAAGACACCTAAGCTTGTAATTTTATCACTTGGAGCTGGGGTTCAATCATCAACCATGGCACTGATGGCAGCAGAGGGACATATCCAACCGATGCCTGACTGTGCCATTTTTGCCGACACAGGATATGAACCTCCTGGAGTCTATGAGTATTTAGATTGGTTAGAAAAACAATTACCTTTCCCAGTATACCGAGTGATGAAGGGAAACATACGAGATGATATGGTCAATTCCGTGGACAATGGGACAAGATTCCCAACCGCTCCGTTCTTTACAGTCAATGCAGAGACCGGGAAGAAGGGAATGTTGATGCGTCAATGCACAAACGACTACAAGATTCAACCAATTAGAAAGAAGATCCGTGAGCTATTAGGCGTGGGTTATTATAAACACGTCAAGAAAAATGTATGGGTGGAGCAATGGATAGGAATCTCAACGGATGAGATTGCAAGAATGAAACCTGCAAGAGACAAGTACATCATCAATCGTTGGCCTTTACTAGAATTAAATATCAACAGAAGACAATGCCAGGATTGGTTCGAGAAGCGTGGGCATAGAAAACCGACAAAGTCAGCGTGTATCTGCTGCCCCTTCCATGATGATGCGCATTGGCAAGACATGAAGGACAATCGCCCGGAAGAATTTGCGGACGCTGTAGACTTTGATAAGAAGATTAGGAACGGATCACGGAATGTAAAAGACGCTTTGTTCTTACACCGATCAGCACAACCACTCGACCAGGTAAAGTTCAAACCAAAAAAAGAACAATACGATATGTTTGATAATGTCTGTGAAGGTATGTGTGGCGTTTAATCGAAGAACCACTTAGGATCTTCAACGATAGGCTTTAATATTTTTCGTAAAGCTTCCTTACCATCCTCACAAATAGTCAACCACTCTTCTACCGTATAGCTGCGGTTGTGTTTTGGATTCCAGAATTCTACAGATAAGTTGTTACATTTAAAGCAACGTTTGATAGTTTTAATTGGGCTATCAGGTAAACGTAATGGCATAATACCGCCTTTGTTAGCCGCATTATAAGATATTTTTTAAAAAATTTCAAGTGTTATGGGGGAGTGTTACAAGCACTCCCCCTACGAAGCAAGTGTATTGATGATTTAACGGGTAATTGTCAGAACATTGGGAATTGAGGACCCGAACCATCTCCAAGCTATTGCCATGATCTACACTGAACCATTGAAACACTCCTCTATCCCAACTCTAAAAGGGTGGTTCACCCTTAAACTCTATAACTGGTTTACTCATCCGAAATCGTGTAGTTTTCAAAACATTCTGGGTCAAGCGGTGGTCCGTAGTAGATCGCAAGGGTTTTGTTACTACCTTCGGTCCAAGTTTGGTGGTAGTACTTATCTTCATCGATTTCCCCTTGTGAGTGACAAACCGAACACTGACCAATTGATTCTTCATTTTCAAATTTAAGTTTAACATATCCATTTCCTTTACAATTGTAACATATCATTACCAACTCCTTTGATGTGTATCATAATACTTTATAATCTTTTCATACTCTGCTTTTCTTCTTTTAGGTTTTACATCTTTAACAGCTTGATGACCTCTCTTTAATCTACGTCTATAAACAGCTCCTAGTACAGAGTTCTTACTACGGCCAAAGATAGTACCTATCTGCGAGTACGAATATTTTTCTTTTAACTTTTCAATTAGATCTAATTCACGATCCGTGTACCGTTTTTCAATTCCGCTTCTCATGTATACCTCCTTATTATAATTTTATACAAGCGCTCCCATCTCAAGCGAGTAGCAACCTCTTTACCATTGCGTGGTTCCCTGGTTGCTACCTTGGAAACTTTTTCGTATTCCTTCATGAGCCTAGTTCTAAGAGTATTCTTCTTAACCACGATTCCTCCTTCGTAATTTCATAATAATACCAGGTGCAGTATTGTTTATCTCCCAAGCAATCTCTCATATAACTTTGATAGGGAGAGAAATAGATCACCATTGCCGTGCTAATAACAATCGCAATAGCGATCCATTTCATTATGCTGCACTCTTTAGTTCTTTTTTAATTGTTGGCTTTTGCTTTTGCCATTCTTGATCTACTAACATAGAAATCACTGCTCCGATTGAGCGATGTGAATGACTAGCAATTATCTTTGCTTTGTTGTACGTTTCCATTTTCGTAGCAACTGATTTATATTTACTTGTGTCCATTAGGACTCCTTTCTTTTTTTAATAGGTTCAATAACCCAGTTCTTAACGTCTTCCCCCATCACCTCACTTGCGATGTCAATCTTACTACGAAGACTACGCACAATCTTTTCATCGACGGTGCCTTCAGCTATCATATCAACGTAAGTAACTTTATTTACTTGGCCAATACGATGCGCTCTATCTTCTGATTGCATCCTCTTCTCTAAATCATATGAGTTAGAATAATATACAACAGTATGAGCTGCGGTTAGTGTTAAACCGTAACCACCTGTTGAAGGATTACCTACAAAATATTTTAGTGAAGAATTCTTATCTTGAAACTTTTCAACAATGTCCTGGCGATCTTTATCTTTTGTATCACCATAGTATGTAGCAACAGAATCTGATCCAAACTTTTCCGATAATGTTTGTTGAATGTTTTTAATATCAAATCTGTAGTTCGCCCAAATAATTACTTTGCCATCTACTTCATCAAGAATGTTAAGTAGTTCGTTCATGCGATTACTTTTTATTTCTTTTGTTGTGCCATCATCAAATGTTATATGCCCACAAGTTATTTGGTGTAAACGTATAAGTGCTGCCAAGGTACTAAGACTTGTCATTGTCTTACCATCCATCTCTGTAATATTAAAACGTCTCATCTCTTCATACGCTTTCACTTGCTCTGTTGTAAGAGATATCGTTCTTGTTGTATAAATTTTTTCTGGTAGATCCAAACAGTCCTCCTTTAATACCCGGTAAGAGTATTGATCTATAATTGTATTTAATTCTGGTAGCCGTTGAAATCCTACGACTAGGTTCGTGGACCGTGTTCCAAAATTCCTGCGTACCATCACCGCGTACCGAGATTTAAACGCCCAATAATTTTGGCGTGTAATATTAGGACTTAAAAATTCTAACTGCGCATACACATCCAATGGATTTTTTGTAACAGGAGAACCTGTCATGATGCGTCTTATCTTAGCTAACTTACTGATTTTTATAGCATTTTTAGTGCGTGAAGCTGTTGGTGTTTTGATAGTTGTTGATTCATCGATCGCTAGTAGTGTGCGATTTCTGTGTAAAAACTGTGTCACATATTTTATCCCAACACTTCCACTCAATGCTTCAATGTTCATTAATAAAATTCTTAACTTACCATTAGGATAAATTATATCTTTTAATTTCTTCTTATCATCCTTTGTCATTTCACTTGGCGCTCTCCATGCAGCGACAGTATAAGGTATCTCGTCTGGTAAATGTGTAGGTATTTCTCCTCTCTCCCAGTTACGATATACACCTTTAGGTGCAATGATTAATGCTGAATCAATCTTACCTTGTAAAAAATATCCACCAATTTCATCTATTAATACTTTAGATTTACCTGTGCCCATTTCCATGAAAAAAGCGTAGTATTCCTTGTTATATGCTTGTTTCAATGCCTCTAACTGATGAGCATAAGGCTTTGTTTTAAAATTATATTCACTCATTTTTTATTTTTATAGTTGACTATGAGATAAATTGCAAGTAGTAAATAGAAAAATATGGGAGAGCATATGAATAACATAACAAAATTATTTGAAGATGTATCAACAGAATCATTTAATAAAATAGATGATGAAGCTCTTGGTCAATTGGGATCAGAGATTGAACGCATACGTTCGGTTCAAGAACAAATTGAATTAACGGAAGTAAAAATAAAAAAATTAAAAGAAGAAGAGCAAGTGTTAGCTGATAGCATCACCGATCTACTTCAATCAAAAGGTGTGTCTGAATTAAAATTAACAGATGGATCTAAAGTCACCACAAAAGAACAACTCTATTGTAGTATTAAAGAAGAGAATAAAGATGCTGCATTTAATTGGGTGCGATCTCAAGGTGATGGTGATATAATAAAAAACATAGTTAGTGTGGATTTCAAAAAAGGTGAAGACAAAGTAGCCCAGGAATTCAAACAACTAGCAGAGGATTCGGGACTCGTTCCGAATGAAACCTCATCAATACATCCGAGTACATTACGTTCGTACTTAAATGCAAAATCCCGTGATGGGGTAGACTTTGATGAGAAATTGTTTGGTGCCTTTAGGCTTAATAAAGTCAGTATCAAGCAATCGTAACTTTAAACAATGAGGTATGAATTATGAATAAACAAGTTCAGAAAAAAGAAAGCAACAATGCTGTTGCTATTATGTCTCAATTCGAAGGAGTTGATACAGGATTTGAAGAGATGAGCGCAGATGATCTGCAGCTTCCTCGTTTAAAACTTCTACAAGCTATGTCTCCAGAGTTAGAAAATGATGATGCACTACGTGCAGGTCATGTGCTTAATTCTGTTACTGGAGATTGGTGGCCTAGTGATCAAGGGGTTAAGGTTATCCCTTGTGTTTATCATAAGACTTACGTTGAGTGGGCTCCTGTTGGTAGTGGTGCTAAAGGGCCTGTGGCCGTGCACCAATCAAAAGAAGTCATGAATAACACAATACGTGGTGATGATAATAAGTTTTATAAAAACGATAACTCAGGTAATTACATTGAAGAGACAGCTAATTACTTTGTGTTAATTATAGGGGGGAAGGGTGAAACAAGTCAAGCAGTGATCTCAATGAAGTCATCGCAGCTTACGCCAAGTAGAAATTGGAATAGTAAAATGAAAAATTTAAAGATCCAAAATTCAAAAGGATCTTATTTTACTCCACCAATGTGGTCACATTCTTATCTTCTTAAATCAGAGAAGGCAAAGAATGGAGATAAAACTTGGTACAAGTGGAAGATTGAGCTGGATTCAATGTTAACAGATGAGTCACATGTTAGTGAGGCATCTGCTTTTTCTAAAGACATGGGTGCAGCGAAAGAAAAACTTCAACCAGAGATGGAAGAAGATAAAACGTCAATCGACAACCCACCGTTTTAATAGTTAGATTGTAGAAAATCTGTCACGGGGCCCACAGGTTCCCTCGTTAGATCATGCAAGTATCTACAATCTTTATCTCGCAATTTGCATGATCATGAACCTGCATTTTTTATGCAAGGATTATGAAAACAGAAAAATTTAAAAAAATATTCGAAGGTTTAGATAGGGCGTATGGTCAATATACACCGGGTGATATTAAAAATGGAAAGGTAGGAGGCAATGCAATTACTAAAAGAGGTTTTGTATCAGATGCATTATGGGAAGATCATCTTGCGGGTAAGGCGCCTAGTTTGGGAAGCATCCCCATTAGAGATGATAGCACTTGTTCTTGGGGTTGTATTGATATTGATACTTATCCTTTAGATTATAAAAAAGTAGTTTCCGATATACGAAAAAACAATTTACCTTTTGTACCGTGTCGTTCAAAGAGTGGCGGTGCACATTTATTTCTTTTTACAGAGGAGCCTATTACAGCAGAGATTATGCGAAACAAATTAATGGAGTTAGCAGGAGGACTAGGGTATGGCAACTGTGAAATATTTCCAAAGCAAGTAGAACTTAATACGACTAGAGGAGACATTGGTTCTTTTCTTAACCTACCTTACTTTGATAGTAGTAATACTATGCGCTATGCTTTTCTTGACGATGGTAGTGCAGCTACATTGGATCAGTTCTTTGATTTATATGATCAATATAAAATTAAGAAAGAAGATTTTGAAAAGATAAAAATAAAAACAAAGAAAAAAACATCTGAGTTTGATGGACCACCTTGCTTGGAAACATTAATGAATGTTGGTATTGATGAGGGTGGCCGTGATAATGTTTTGTATCATTACTCGGTGTATGCAAAAAAGAAATGGCCAGATGATTGGGAGAATAAGATTTCTGAATTTAATAACAAGTATATGAATAAACCTTTGTCTTATAGACAAGTTGATAAAACAGTTAAACAACACCAGAAAACAGATTACAAATATAAGTGTAAGGATCAACCAATGTGCAGCTTCTGTGATTCTTCTCAATGTCGTAAAAGAGAGTTTGGTATTGGTGGGGATTTTGAATTTGGTTTTGATAGTATAAAAAAATACCAAACAGAAAATTCTATTTGGTACATAACTATTGATGGCAGACAAGTTCGCGTAAGAACAAAGACATTACATAAACAAGATTTATTTCAAGAAACCGTTTATGATCAAATAAATATAATACTTCCAGATCTATCAAGAAAAGATTGGAAATTAAAATTACAAGAAATAGGTAACAACGCAGAGATTATTGAAATGGGTGATGATGTTTCACCAGAGGGTAGATTTGATCAGCATTTACATGCATATGTAAATGACCAAGGAAAAGGTTTAACTATTGATGAAGTAAATTATGGTAAAGCTTTTGAAGAGAAAGATAAAATTTATTTTAAGATGGAATTTTTGCTAATGTATTTAGAGAAACAAAGATTCAAAGGTTTTGATGCTGTAAGAGTAGCTGCACGATTAAAAGAAAGAGACGCGAAATCAGTTGTTAGAAAAGTAGAAAAGAAGAATACCAGGTTATGGGAAATTGATAACGAAAGTTTTAAAAGAATCGAATCACTACCCTTACCGAAGGAAGAAGATTTAAACAAAGAGGAGGATTTACCATTTTAAAAAACTTCTTGACTTTAATATTAATGTGGGATATAATGAGATATCATTTTAAACAAAGGAGTGAGAATGAAAAAGAAAATAATTAAAAAAATAGATGATCCTAAGAATCCATTTTATGAAAAACAATATTAGAGGTGATGAATGGAAAAACTGATTAAAGAAACTCTAGGTATAGCTGCGAAACTCGTAGCTAAAGCGGAGAGTAAAAACATGAAGCTAACAAAAAGAAT